CTCAAAAAAGGTAGGGGTCATACGATCTCGCTTACCACTATTACATCCTACGCAAGCCGCGACCATATTGGTAGCTTCATCAGTACCACCTTTGCTAATTGGAATTAAATGGTCGACTGTGTTGGCTTCCTGCCCGCAGTAATGGCAAGTGAAGTAGTCGCGCTGTAATACCTCGCTACGAACTCTGCGGTAATAGGCTGTGTTGTATCTCTTATGACTCAATGCCAGCCCTTACGTTCAAAGTGATTGAGTGCTTTACAAGAGTCCCCGTAGCGATGGGATATGTATTTAATCGAAGCTTTTATTTGTCCTTGAGGTGTAAGGTCTCTATACCAAGTGGACTTCATTTGTCCTAAACCGTAATGAGATCCGTTGCGGGCTTTTGGATTCCATCTCGATTCGTAAAATATAAGCCAATTAAAACATTGAAATTCTTCCCAATTAAGCAAGTTATACGCATACAGCTTTAAATTCATATCTATAGATGCTTTTGATGGCGTTTGATTTATTATTGTTAATAGAGCTGCAATTAGCGTCGTAGCCATCAGGCGAAGACAAAAGGCCCCCCTCGATCTCCGCTTAAGGGCCAGCTCTGCGCCCGCGCTTTGGCGAGAGTATACTCGGCTTGTCAAGTAGGTGAACATAACCGCAGGTCAGAGGCTTATGAGTAGTAGCCACATAGCAATTATTACAATCGCACTCAATAACAATCTTTCTTTCATTCTAACTCCAATACTTTTCTGACATCTATTTCCTGGCTTCCATTAAGCCCAATTATGGCTTGTTTAAGCTTCTCTCTGCCGTCTCCGTGAAACTTAGTGGTTAGATAAGGCTCAGACTCGCTACCCTCTAACCAATCAACCGGTTCACCATTAGGATCAATAACCAGCTCATCAATGTAATTGAATTTATCCAATATCGCATCAACCGACGACTCTCTTACCTGTTCAACTATTTCACTCGGCACATTGGTTTTCACCCATTCAACGAACTTCCTATCCGATTTAATAACCCACTTGAACTTTGGCTTAGTTGTTGTTATGTAAGCAATTACCTCATCGCCCAATTCAGCCTTTACTCGATCTGCTCCTAAATTGTCCATCTCGGTCTTGAGTTCGGCTCTTAGCTCGTCTTTGAGGCGTTTTGCTTGGTCTGCTAGAAGGCTTATTGCCGCTAGTTTCAGGCTTAGGTCTTTGATTGACATCTTGCTCCCTTACTTTCGCTCGTCTTAATCTGGTCTCTAATGAACTCAACTCAACACCCATATCTCGGGCTATGAACTCCTTATCGAAGCCCCACTCGAGCATTTGACGGATATAACGCATCGAGTGGATTCTTCGCTTTACTTCTCCTTGCTCGCCCATCCGTCTCCTTTAAAATGGGTCGGTGTTGGCGTCCATACTCGCCACATCCGCAGCCCACAATTCTGACAGATTACTTCTTTGGGGGCATCAAAGCCGAGTGCGACATCCGTAATGGCTTCACATTTATCGCACTTGAACTCATATATCGGCATCTATAAACCTTTCAAGTGTGGCGTTGCCATTCCAATAGCGTTCCTTAATGCGCTCTTGCCCATCAGCTATTCGGCAGATTCGGCATTTAGCATTCTTCATTTTGTAATTGCCACACTGGTCGCAGCGGCCTATCTCATCCTCTCGATTAATCACTCGATCAACTGGATCAAATAGGCGCTGCTCAAAGCAATTCTGACATTCCATTAACCACACTTCATCGCCTTCGGTTATCTCGCTATCGTATTTGGTTACGAAGCTGTGGACTGTGACCTTTTTACAAGGCCCACATTTGAACGGGTGTGCGTCTTTCATTCGTAAGTTTCCATATCTTTGTGGCATTGCGGATGAAAATAGTCAACCTCATTTGTGCAATGAACACAACAAATTGATTTGTCCGCTGGAAAAGCAATTACCGGATATTGTTGAATTGGCTTTTCGCACCAAAAACACAAAACTCCAGCCATATGAAATTTCCTTTTAGTCTTTAATAATTTCATTTTTGAAACACCCACTTACCATCTGATCCGATTCTCATCCATTTAGCTGAATGGCCGGATTTTGGTCTTGGGCATACCCAGCCGCGATATTCCTTGCCTTCTTTGTTGCCTTGTTTAAGCACCATCGGCCCACAGCCTTCAGCACATAGTGGAATCTCATCGATTACTTCTGCGCCGAGTTCTTCGGCTATTGCTGAGACGTCCCACACAATTGGCTCAGGATCATTAGGGCGTTGTTCTTTTACGAATTCCGCGAGTTTCGGGTTAATCGTCTGTATTGGCTTCTTAGGTCCTCCAGCTGGTTTAGCAAAATAGCCAGCGAGGTTGAGAGCGCGTCCAAGAGAGCCAGTTTCCGCAAGTTCCAGCGCATACTGTTTGCTTTTCGCTTCTGAAGAGAGTCCAGTCGTCCAAGCCACAGAATCTGCCTCAGTCCGATATAACTCAGTTTTAACAATATAGACATCGCAACTACTTGTGAGCGATTCTTCAAGGACGTGAGTTTTAATTCGATAGTCCGGATAAGCATTGATAAACTCCTTTAAGCGATCTTGAACTGATACATAATCATCAAGGTAATTCGACATTTAACTTCTCCCGTCCGGCGAACTCATCGATTGCCGTTTGTAATTGTTCTTTTAATGTCCAGAACGTTCCGTCTGGCCAGTTCTGCACCTCATCGGCGCAAGGTTGGCAATAGAACCGCACTTGAGCCTTTCGGATAGGGGTTTCACTTTGCACTTTCCATACAGCTGGCGTTTGGGCTTTTAAATGCCAAGTGCCATCTTTCATTTGTCCATAACGGCTCTTACAAATATCACACCATTGATGGAGATTATGATTGCGAGTCAGACTCAACGTCATCCCAATCTTCTGGTGTTGAAAATCTGCAGAAGCCCAAGATAGTGGCGTAGCCAATGAGATCGAGATACGAATCTTCGCGCTCTGGACTTTCCACCATTCGGCTGAGTTTTGTCGCGATAAAGACGAGTGCCAGGTCAGCTGGGTCTCTGAGCTGAACACCGAGTTGTCTCGCGATTTTGTAAATGCGTAAAAGATTGAATCTCGGATCACCATATTCGAGCCCCCTGTCTTCGAGGGTGTTACCAGCATCCGAGAGCCAGTCACTTAACGATCTCTCTGACATTTAAGCTGCTCCGTCCTCTTTTGTATCCTTCATTGAAAGCTTTGGCTTTAGCCGACTCTATTAAGCCGATTACCCATAAACCGGCCATAAACAAAATAATGACTAGGGTTGCTATTTCTTCAGCTGAGAAGTTATTGGACATCAGCGTTCACCCCGAATCTGTCTAGCCAATAGGCTGAGATTTCTTCGCGGCTGAGCCGTCCTCGAACTGATTTTCTACCTAGCGATTCAATTGCATATCTGCGAATGATTTGGCCTTTAACGTAATTTTTACCATCAGACCAAGCGCCAGAAGTAGAATCAAATCGAATTACTGCTGGATTATTTATCACTTACTCTCCCGTTCTGTAACCCTTAAATGGATTTACGGGATAAATGTATTTAATTAAATGGATTTAGACAAGTAAGAGTTCGGAGTGTCGAATATCGAGGAAGCCACATAACTTCTCGACCTTGCCGCTATTGGCGAAGTCAGTCTTATCTGGAAGGGCCTTTAATTCCCACTCAGGCTCGCTTATAGCCCCTAAATCGAACTGATAGACCCCTTGTGGGGTGGAGTTGATATAAAGCGTCCTAGCGCCCGTTCTAGCCCTTATATCGGCCAAATAATCCCACTTCTTCTTCTCGATGAGGAGTGTGGGGTAATGAGTGCGTCGGCACTTCATCTCAATATAGGCATCTGAGGTTATGCCATCTGCTCGGTCGGTCGCTGATAGTGGCGTTAAGTCCGGATAAACCGACTTAAGAGCCTCGAATAACTCGACCTCGCGCAGGTAAATTAGTCGTCTTCTTCCCAGTCGTCGAGCGGGTTCTTTATCGGGTCGCTTGGATCAACTATCCAATCAGGGTAAGAACTACGATCCATAGCAAAAGCAAGAGCTGTGCCTTCATCCATTCCGGCTTTGCGGCAAGCGTCATACACTTCTTTTGCGGCAATAGCCCAAAAATCCAGCTTTGTAAGGATTGGCTCTTTTGTCGTCTTGCGACGTTTTGCCACCTTCTTAACTGGCTTCTTAACGCGCTTTCTTGTTGCCACTTGCCCCCACCTTCTTCGAGAGGGCTAATTCTAACTGAGACTCCATTTTATCGAGGCGCGACACAATGGGGATATTTTCCAATTTTATTATGTAACGAAGACCAGCGATAAGAAGGGCAATTGATCCGAGAACCGAAGCTACGAATCCAGCGATGGTGTTGGCGTCCATTAATTGATTTTGCCGTAACGCTCGTAATTGGGGTTCAGCCAGTTAATCACGGAAGGCAATACACTCACAATAGCGGCATTGAGAATGTAATCGGGTTGAAGACCCACCGAGAGGTATGTCGAGAGAGCCGTCGCGACGAATGTTTTCGCCCAAGTGCCCGCCATCAGTTTCAATTCTGCCATTTTGTTTATCTCCTTCGAGGTCGAACCATTTGCCGTCGTTATCTCCCAAAGTTGTAAAGCTGATGTGGAAATGATGCCGGTGAGGATTGACCCCTTTATAGGTACGCCATTTCCAATTTAAAATCGGCGAAGAAATGCGGCCATCAAAAATAATATATTTAATGCGCTTATCTCCGCGCTTAGCACATTGACGAATCTTCTCAACAAGTGAATGAGCTTCTTCCTTGTGAGCGCGTAGGTCTTTGTCTATATCTAGTGCGCGAACAATTCCGTTAGCGTCGGGATTGTGATCCGATTTGCGGGCTGAATGGCGAGCATCGCCAATCCATCCATCACTTGTGCGGTCGCGCTCCGGATAGTCGTCGTCGATCTGCTCCCGAAGCTGTTGACCAGCTTTGCAAAGTTTCGCCATATTCCTACGAGATTGTGCCGTTTTCTTTGGCGGTTTCTAATTCATCCCAAGTGCTTTTCAGCATAGAAGTGAACTCATTGTTTCCTCTGTCAATGATGACGTGCTCTATACCGTCCAAGTTTGTATAAATTGTGATTCTATCCATTGTTATAACTCCGCGTTGAAGCCTAGGTAGCCAGCAGTATTATTATTGTTGTTGACGTGATAAGGGCGATATTGAGTAAGCACAGTGCTTCCGATTGTGAACTCTGGATAAGCGACTAGTTGGCTTTCGTAACCCGATAGAGCCACCGAAGTAACTGCCGTGATGTTGACGCCATCATTGACGGCTAAACTTGAGTATTCAACGCTCGTTGGGATAACGCGCATTTGTACGGGGTACGGAATCGGGATTTTTGTGACGCTTGTGCTTCTCGCGAATCCACAAGCACCATAAGCGCCGTATGCAGTTCCAGGTGTGCTTCTCCAATAATACCTCTGGCAAGCGGCTAACTCGCCTTGGATTGTGCCGCCCGCTCTGCGGAAGGGTAAAGCAACAGAGCCGATGTCTAGTTGAACACCCGTAATTTCAAAGTAATCAGCGGCACCAGCAGTTCCAACTGGAACATTTGAGAACTGAATTGCCAACTCTGTTGCATTCGTTGGAACAGTTCCATTAAAAGAGAACCGCTGCCAAGTAGTCGTTAAAGTGGCATTATAAGAAGCAACAGTATTAGCGTTGGTGTATTGACCAGTTAAATAGTTTTGGTCAGTTCCTGTGCCGTTGGCTAAAGTTGCAGTCATTGTTGATGATGCTGATGAAAAATTAGCACCCGCCCTAGCATAAAAAGACAAAGTAACTGTTTTGCCAACGAAAGGAATTGAATTGACAGTTTCAAAATTTTGCCCAAAATGATTGGTGTTGGTTGTTGTTACTCCTGAATCGCGCTGAACGCGAGCACAGTATTGAATAAAAGGCAGATTTGTGGTGTCGCTTGTTGTTTGTCTGGAAACTGTGACATTCAAAGTTCCGCCTGAACGGCCTGCTTGCCATCTGTCTGCGGTGTAGGCGTAATTGGCTGCGAACGAAGTCCCTCTCTGCCAGACATCCATTGCTGAGTTAATTATCGGATTACTTGCGCTAGGTGTTCCCTGCCAGCGAAGGCCAGTAGTAGCGGCAGAATCCGCGACAAGTGTGTCGCCGTTGTTGCCGACTGCTAAACGAGCAGGTACGTCGTTACCTGTCGCCGTGATTAAATCGCCTTTTGCGTCAACGATTGTGTTTTGAATGGCGTTGGCGTCGTCTTGAGTGACCCAAGTAAAGGCCATATCAGTACCATTCGTTTTACTCAATACTTGGCCGGTTGTTCCGCCTTTGAGCTGAGCCATCGATGAATCGATGTTATTGCCCAGCGTTCTAATAGCCGATGCGCCGTCTTTTACAAGATCGGTGTCGGCTGGTGTCGTCCAACCAAAATTCGAGGTTGTTGGCATTAGCTAATCACTCCTATCGCGTCTTCCCATTGTAGGGCAACGTTCAGCGTATTCCACTTCTCTGCGGCATTGACCTGAGCCCAAGTTTGGGCAACTGCCGAGAATTCTGTCGGTGATGCATAAAAATTGAGGTTAAGCCCATTAAGGGTGCTGGTGAAAGTCCAACCTTCGATATAGCCAGTGAACTCGCCGCCATAGATGTTGGATGGCAGATTGACTACTTTGACAGGTTGCCCCATAAAAATACCCAATAGGGCATCGCGATCTGCATCATCAATTTCTGGGTTTTGCAACGGAAAGGTAATCGACTCAAATTGTGCTCGAGGATAAGCTCGAAGGGCAACGTAACGATCTACAACCGATTGGGCGTCTGTGGCGTCGTGAAGGTAGGAATTTTCAGAGACCGAGTATTGGCCGTACAAGCCTTGGGAAGTCGTATCTTGAGCAGTCTTAGAACTGCCAAAGTTATTGCCGTAGTTGATCTGATATTTATTGACTATTGCACCAGAGCGAATCGTCTGGCGTAATCCAGCGGCGATGGCTTGATTGGCATCAAGCTCCGTATAACCATTGGCAACAAGATAATTTTGTCGGTGGGCTGCGTCGGCATAAGAGACATTCCCATAGGCATCCTCGTAGATATATCCGAGAGCTGAGTTGGCGATTTGGGAAACAATTGAGTAGAAGTCAATTGGATCAGCGGATCGTTGCTCCATCTCATATTGGCCCGGCCTATCAATTTCGCCAAGGCCAACGTCCTGAGCCTCAGCCCAAGTCTCGGTTGCGTTATAGGTATTCCAAGTAAGAGCTGGTGGGACTTCATTCCAGTTGTTAGTCAATAGGTCGCTAAGAATTGTGTAAATTTGATTGCCATCGTCGGCTTGGGATAAGGAGCTAGTCCACACTGCCTTGGATAGTCGGGCGAGAGCTCCTACTGCAATAATGTTCAATTGAGTTACATAAGCGTTGTTACCGGCTGATCTGACTAAAGTCGTTACGTCGCTTATCCGACCGCCAAAAATTGGCGTCCAAGCCAATGACGTATTTTTGACTTCAACCGTAATCGCAGTATTTACATTCCAATCGAAGTTCGCATTATCTTTATTGATGATTTGAAGATTGGCATATCCGGCTTGGGGTTGGGTATTAATGTTAGTACGGCCGCTGGTGATCGTAAAGCCGACCAAGGTTAGATTGGTGGCGTTAGTGCCATTAATAAGAATTCGATAACTTGGCGTCCAAACTGTCATAAGGCGTATAAGCCTCCGCCGCCACCGGTTCCGCGATCTGCTGATTGATTGAGGGCATCGACGATTGCTCGACTGAATCCTTCGCGATCGATGATGGATGGAGAATTGACATTAATGATGACGTCGCCTTTTTGTTCACCCATACGGACTCGACCTAGGTCAATTCCTGCCGTAAGAGGATTACCGCTAGGGACAATGCCAGTGGTGACAACTGGAGTGGTCAAGACAGGCGTCGTAACGACTGGAGTGACTGGTGTTTTAACATTTGTTGAAGTTGCCGTTGGTGTGACAGCACCCGACGATGAACCTAAGACCGTACCGGTGCTCATTTGATAATTACCGACCGCCCCAGTTGAACTACCGGTCACCCAACCCGGCTTAGATATTGTCTTAATATCTGGAAGAATCGGGATTGCGTTATAAGCCTTGATGAAAGCATTTATGCCATCTATGGCGTTATCAACGACGCTGCGAACTGCATTGAATACTTTCGAAATAACTGTGACGATTCCGGCGATGGTAGCACCAGCATTTTGAATTGCAGTAACTAGGACTTTTTCGAAAATTGGCACTAGATAATCTTTAATGAATTTCCATAAGTCCTGCAAGGTTTCCTTGTTATCTTCGAAGGCTTTCTTGATTGGATCAATAGCTTTATTTTTGGCATCAATCAGCTTTGGAATCAGGTCGTTGGTGAAATAATTTAGGAGGGTCTGCAAGGCTGGCAAAAGAGCTGCCCCGACAGATTCTTTGGCTTCGTCAAATCCAACTTTCAGCCTATTTATCTGACCCTCAAAAGTATTGGCTTTTTGGAGAGCTGCACCACCATAGAGATCAGTCAAGCTTTGGACTGCATTCTCAAGTCCTTTAGTTTTGACTTCACCCTTGTCTAAACCAATGCCTAGTCTTTCCAATGAGCTGGTATTTCCCTCGTAGGCTTTTGCTAACGCATTAGACACCGCTTCGACATCTTTGCCCGTACCAGCGCTAATGTCTAAGGCAAGAGTTAATAATTTTTGAGACTTATCGACTGATCCGGTAGCTGTCGCCAATCTTTGCAAGGCTGGGCGCAATTTGTCATCTGCGACTCCCGTGGCCAACGAGGTTTTGAGGATTTGATCTTCAATTGCTTTTATTTGCGCATCTGTTGCGCCAGTCGTCGCTTCTAAAGCAGAAGCCAAACGCTTCTGAGCAGCTTCATCTTCGATGGCGGCCTTGACGCCTTCGATGGCCAATTTGCCAGCATAAGCCGCAGCGGCAGCAGCGGCAGCAGCAAAAGCAGCAGCAGCAACTTTTCCAAATTTTTCTAACTTACCGCCAAAGCCTTCAACCTCATTTGCTCCAGTGTCTAGTTTCTTTTTTAAAT